TAGGAGTAGTGCCATGTCTTTTGCCGATCCCCAGTCCGTCACTATCAATGCGGTTGCTAACTCGCTTCCGCGAGTCAGCTCCGGTGTTAACGTCGGTTCCTTTTCGAAGGACGACGGCACCGTCAAGCTGAGTATCGCTCACCAGTATGGTAAGCGAACCCGGCGAACAATCCGCATCGATCACCAGAAGTACGCTGCTGACCCTTTGGTCAGCACTACGAACGTGCTGCGAAGCATGTCCGTGTACCTCGTGGTCGACACCCCTATTCAGGGGTACACGATCACCGAGCAGAAGCAGATCGTCGATGCCCTCACGGGTTATCTGACTGCTTCGTCTGGTGCGAAGGCCACCCAGCTTTTGGGTGGGGAGAACTGAGCTTCTGGCGCGACCATCCAACGTTTTTGTTGGCTGGTCTTTCTATCATAGTGATAGGCGTCACCTGCACAGTCTTCCTGCTTATGCTCTTTCTTTCAGAGCGTAAGTCTCCGCAAGATCATTGTGCTTTTTGTTTTTGTGACAAAAACACCAAGATTTTGTAGAGAGGGACATGGTAGAATCATGGCTAAGGACAGCGACCCCTGTTAGGAGGCACTGTGAAAAGCCTGATGCTACTAGCTAGAGAGATGCTTGCAGATGCAAGTATCTGGTGTCACGTAAGTACCAGTAGAGACTATAAGACGGTCTCTACTCGATTTGAAAGCGAGGGGTTATCGTTTTTAACGATAACTCTTCCCAGATTTTGTGATGATTTCCAGATTGCTCTGGATCACGAAATCTGTAGTCCCGACCTCTTTTCTGGTTTCCAGAAAAGAGGGGCAACCCCTAAATTCTTAGGTGGATTGCTGGACCTCGTTTTCGATCGTGACAGTGGTCGGTTGCTCGACATACCTTCCATTGACGCTATCAAATCGATACGACAGATTTGTCTTGCTTTTGGCAAGATTAATCTGCCTTGCAGCGATGCAAGGATCGATTCTGCTATCGTCAAGTATGTCGAGTGTGAGAAGGAAGTTAGGAGGTATGATGGCAGTTTTCCCTCTAAGAGGGAGCCATTCATGCGTATGTCCGTTAAGCTCTGGGGTCAGTTCTTGTCCAACGTGGACAAGTCTGTCTATGCCAATGGCATATATCCCAAGCACGGACCTGGTGCAACGGCTGATAAGCTTGTCGGTAACGACAAGTGGAACCAGCGAGTTTGGACCACGCGTCTTGAAAGCGAATTTCCTATGGCCGAGTTTGCATTCTCGTCCTATAGTGAATATCTCGCAAATCTTCAAGACATCTCCTTCCTCGAACCCGGAGCTGAACAACCCGTGCGGGTTATTACAGTTCCTAAAACGCTGAAAACACCAAGGATCATTGCAATTGAACCTACTTGCATGCAATATGCACAGCAGGCTATTTTGCAGTGCCTTGTTGATGAAATTGAGCGCGATGACAACGCTTTCAACTTCATCAGGTTCATTGACCAGACTCCTAATCAGGAACTGGCCAAGCTCGGGTCATCAGACCAGAGCCTTGCTACGCTAGATCTTAGCGAAGCAAGCGATCGTGTTTCCAATCAGCATGTACGTGCACTTCTCAAGTATCATGGCGCTACTTTTAGAGCCGTTGATGCTTGTCGTTCACGGAAGGCTGATGTACCTGGTCAAGGTGTTTTACGCCTAGCCAAGTTCGCGTCTATGGGTTCAGCGCTTTGCTTTCCTTTCGAAGCAATGGTATTTACTACCGTTGTCTTCTTAGGGATCGAAAAGGCGCTCAACCGCTCACTCACCATAGGCGACATTAAGTCGTTCTATGGAAAGGTACGCGTCTACGGGGACGATATTATCGTTCCTGTAGAATACGTAAATACCGTTGTTTCGACCCTTGAATCCTATGGATTTAAGGTGAATCGTAGCAAGTCTTTCTGGACTGGCAAGTTCAGAGAGTCTTGCGGGAAAGAATACTTTGACGGGCACGATGTATCCATTAGTCGTGTTCGTCGGACTCTTCCCCAACAACGGGGCGAAGCACAGGAGATTATATCCGCTGTATCTCTCAGAAATCGTCTATATTTAGACGGGTTCTGGAGATCTGCGGCGTATCTCGATCGCATTATAGAACGTTTGATTCCGTTCCCTAATGGATTGGATACGTCTCCCGCGTTAGTGCGCAGGAGTTCTCTCGGATATACAACCGAAAGAGAACATCCCACCCTCCATAAACCCCTCGTCAGGGCTATGGTAGTAACTCCCCGAAAGCGGAAATCTCCGCTCTCTGGAAGTGGTGCACTAACTAAGTGTCTGATGCCTGGAAGGTTGGAACCTTTCAGCTCAGATCACTTGCTTTTCGCTGGACGTCCTACTGCCGTCGACATCAAGCGTAGGTGGTCGCCTCCCTTTTAATATGAGGGAGGTGCCGGCTTCGGCCGGGGAGAA